CGGACATCATCAGAGGAGTGTGCCCGACCGACCCTTGCGCTGTGGAGACGAAGGTCGACGTCTTCCGGTTGGTCTCGATCTCATCGAGTTCTAAGGCCTGCTCAGGTACGTATCGCTTCAGGAACCTCTTGCAGAACTTCAAGATGACCTGGTTGTAGGCACGCATGATCCAGGTCATACTTCCGAACAGCCGGAACTCAGGCTTCAGCTCCAACTCTTTGGCTGTCATCTTGATGACCATGTGGTTCAGATAGGCGTTCAGGCTCTTACGACCGGAAGCGATTGATGCGAGGAACTCCGTGTGATCGATGAATTCACTGGTGTTCATCAGGTAGTAGAGGATCGCTCGGGTCTGACGGGCTTTAGTAGGCTCAGCGCCAGAGGGGATGACTCCCTCCCCGATCTCCGCTGACAGGACATTCCCAGCCTCGTCCGCAAACTTCTTCTCCAGCTCTTCACGAAATGGAGCAATCCCCTTATCTGAGAGGGTCTCCAGAAGTGAGTCAAGCATGTCCACCTCCTCAAACTGCTCAAAGGAGAGGTTCGAGAGCATCTCCTCGTTGAACGGCTCATGATGGTTCAGGAGGGGGTCGGTGAACCAGAGGCGTCGACTGATTGCCTCCTCAACCCGAGGGTGGAGATTCCCCACAACAGCAATCACCGGAGGATAATGTCGTTCCTCGGAAGAGAAGTGAGACTTCAGAATTGTCATCTTGACCTTGTTCCCACACGCCCGGGCGGCATCCGGATCAATCTCCTTGACAGCCTGAACTCGGTTGTACTGTTTCACAACCGCTGCCTTGGCAGTTCGAATGGGGTGTCCCAGCACTTTCCCCAAGCATCCCAGCTCTGCAAGGAACTGGTAATCTAGGGGATCCCAGAGTCGGCTGATGCACCGGAGGGTAGGCCTCAAATCCTCACCCCTCTGGAGAGAGCTTGCTACCAGGTCCTTCTTCAGACCGTCGAGGAAAGCTGTGTTAGGGTAAGTCTCCACCTTCTTCAAGATGGTC